GCAAATCCTGCTGATTTTGATGTTAATGTAGAAACGGTTGATAACTGAAAGGGGGAGCCCCTAAAGTGTCCCAATAGTATGAACACTAACTACAACGCAAATCCTTACAAGCAACAGGTTCTTGATAAGGGTAGGGATCTCCCCAAATCTTCCGCTCCTAAGCGTACCTTTCCTCTGACGATTGGTGCTCGTACCTATCACACTGAGGAACAGTATCAGGAAGCACTTGCTAACTTTCTCAACGGATATTGATTGAAATGACTTATACTTCTCCTCAAACAAACAAGACTTACAATATCATCCAAACTGACAAATATGGATGGTTTCGTTATGACATTTACGATGGTGATTCCAAGGTCCAATTTGCACTTGAAGAAAGCGGAATTGCAGCATCTGTGAGACATTACGAAGGTTTCTATGATGGTTGGACTTCTTCACGATTTGACTGATGATTGAAACTAATTTCTTCATTCTTACTCCTGAACAGTATCAGGAAACAGTACAAGATGCAGCGATTGAAGGTGTATCACTTGACTACTATTTGCTGGAGTTTTGTAGTGTTGAAGGTGACTGGGTAATTGTAGAAAACTGAGATTTTCTAAATTGTATTCTCACGAACATAAATGACACGCAAAAGTCTCTCATACAAATCACCTGATAAAGTGAAACTCATAGCACTACTTTTCATCGTCGCTATTACTTTTTCACCATCAGTAAGGTATGCTACCTCTACTGTACTTCATACAACTGCTGACATTCTATCACCCGAATCTGCACAATGACATTATCTAACAAAACCACCCAAAAGTTAGGCATTGCACTGACACCTGATGTGATTGAGTATATCTACCAGGACGAGCGTTGGATAGATTTTATGCACGAAATCATCCCTGATGCAATATCAGAAAAGATGGGTAACATTAACAATGATTTGCTATTTGAACTGGGTATGATTGTGATGGACAACATTTACCTCAAAGCATATAATGAAGTATAAAGATTTCATCCGAGAATTGGAGAAAAGAGGTTGCTATGAGCATCGCACAAATGGTAAACATTTAATCTATCGTCATCCGAATCTCTCACGAAATCTTATCATCACAAAAGCAAAGTCTGTCTCACCTGGAATATACAATGAGTGTGACAAGTTGCTTATATCAATCGGTTCCTGATACAAAGGGGGAGCCCCTAAAGTGTCCCCATAGTATGAACAACATCCACGACCTCTACGATTCCATTAAACTTTCTGAGCAACTTGCTCTGGAACATTATAACAAACTGAATGAAGTTGTTGATTATCGCCTCCCTGGAGTTTGTAAGTAAGCGTATCGCAGAGAAGCGGATTGTCTCTGAGTTTCTCTCTCTCGGTGCATTTCGTTGAATGAAAGGGGGAGCCCCTAAAGTGTCTCTATAGTATAACCACTGAAACCAACCACAATGCGAATCATCGAACGCCAAATGAATCAAGCAATTCTCCACTCTCAGGATTGGAAATCTGCTAACACTGAAGTTACCTATTCTCCCGAACGTGATGCCTCTTATGTGATGCTTCACGGGAATCACATTGCTACCATTGGTGATACTTTCATTGAACTTTACTCCTGTGGTTATAAAACAAAAACCACTAAGTCTCGCCTCAATGCTATTCTGAAAGACCACGGAAATGGAGCACGTATTTTTCAACGTAACTTTGAATGGGTTGTGATTGATACAGACAACAATGCACCTATTCCGTTCACTGAAGGTATGGTTCTTGTTTGAATGAAAGGGGGAGCCCCCAAAGTGTCTCTATAGTATAAGCGAACAATCCAAATGATTACTACCATTGAACTGCTTGAGTTTCTCACCAAAGCACAGAAACTTTCTCCTTCTGGTGTAACCTTTCAGCAAATGGATGAAGGTTATAAAATCACTTTGTATTCTGATTGGTGGGATGATAACAACTTCTACAATCAAAGCATCGTTATAGACAACGAAGGTGAATCCACTCGGAATAATGGGGGAGATTTTGATTTCTACACAATGGGTATCATTCTAGATGAAAAACTTGAAGTAGAAGAACAGAAGAAAATCAAAGCACAAAAGCGTAAAGAACTGATTGCTCGTATGAGTGATGAAGACAAAGAACTTCTTGGATTGAACTGATGACTAACGAACAAAAGATTGCTGCTCTGACTGATCTTCTCTCTAATGTGATTCACTCTCTGGAGATGACAAAGTATGAGATTGAAGATGTATCAGAGGCAGCAAATGTGATTCGTGAAGCAGACCACTATCACCAACAAATGCTAAACATTCAACTGCACTTATCAACTCTGGTTATTACTATCAACCCGAATGTGGAGCATACTGGAAAGAAGATAAGAGAGATAATGTTCACACCTATCTTGAACTTAATGATGGTGAATGGTCTTATGTAAAGTATAATCAAAACGAAGACATTATCGTCACAAAAGTATTCACTCTGAAAACGCAAACTAAGTAACACAAATGTTCCTCATTCGTTATCAAACTCCTTATACTCAAGAGTGGAGAGTTCAATCATTCTTTACACTTGAAGAAGCAAAAAGAATGGTGAGTTTCTATCTCTCTTGTGGATCACCTGCACATCTAGCATAATATCAAAGAGGAAGGAAGTTTGCCTCTAGTATGTAAACAAAGTGACTTCCGTAGAGTATAGATAATCCTTATTCATTTGGTTGGTGTTGGGTATAGAGAGAGGACTGGTAATCCTCTCTCTTTTTTTATGCTTACTTATACCATCTATAACCATAAGCATTGCACCAAGTTTGCCCATTCTTTATATTCTTGATGTTATCAGAGATATTACCAACTGCACTATAATTTCCCTCACCCTTAATAAAGAATGATGCCTCACTCATACTCTCAAACTTCACAATTTCACCACTTGTAATGCTTACACCATAGACAGGTTTTTTACTTTTTTCTGCTGAACTTCTAGCTGCTTTCTTTGCACTTTCAGTCGTAAATCCTTTTCTCTCTGCTGCTGTCCAATCTGTTGGTTTTGATCTAAACAAATACCATCCAGATGCTTGTAGTTTGTTATCATCGGGACTGTTGAGTGAGAGATACAAACTATTGTTATTCTTACGATTTCCAAGTATATCTTCTGCTGCATCTGCTTGCGATTTCCACATCTTTTTACGTCCTAATGTTGGACTGATTCCATACACAACACCACGAACATTTACTCTTCTTTCTATTACTTTAGGAGTTTCACCTTTCACTGCCCATCTATATCCAAATGCTTGAAATGTTGTTCCTTTAATACAAGCAGAGATGCTCACTGGTTTAGAATGTGGATGATTTGCCCAATACTTTCGTGGTTTCTTTACACCTTCACCACCTAACGTAATGTTATATCCATTCTTACCATATGCGTCTAATTTTTCTATCCAAAAGGTCTCACGTTCATTTACATTATTATCGTTACATTCTTCAATTATTCTAAACTTAAAGTTGTCTGCTCCATACTTACTAATCGCACGAACAATCGGCATAGAGTGAGCTGAATTGTTCTCTGTTAAGTTATCCTTACTTCTTGCTAGTTGTAGGTGTTGCTTCCACCTGTCATATGGGTTGGGTTGTGTAGTTTTACCCACATAGAATTTGTTATTCTGAAGGTTGGTAATTGAATAGATGTATGCCACTGGATTGATTAAAAATATACCTGCGTTATTTATATTTAAGTGTGTAATTGCTGACTTAAGTATTCCACAGGTCTGGGGAAAAGTATAATAAATTTGTGGAAAAGGTTGTGGAAAAGTATAAGATAAGTGGAAAACTTTAAGGTCATTTAAATCCTTCTAGACCAGTGCATTTATAGTCATTTAAATCCTTCTAGACCTTGTTATCTAAGCGAGCGAGTATAGACGAACGCGCTCAAAATGTCAATACCCCGTCGTCACAAAATCCTCACAATCCCCTCCCAGAATCCCCCGGAAGGCACCTAAATACCCAAAGACTTGACACACTACCCCATAGCATCTTATACTGTCCTCATAACACCAAACGGAGAGCGATTATGTCGGTTGCGTTTCAACAAGCACAGAAGCAGCGTTATAGAATCACTCTGGATCTTACAGTGATGAATGATTTTGACGCACACCAGATTGACTGGGAGAAGCTATTCAAACTGGAACCAAGTGAGAAGGTGTCAGCATACGTGGAGGATCTGGATTGTCCTTCTAAGTGGTAATCTATGTGGGACACATAGAGTATAAGGACTTGACCTATGTGTCCCACATAGAGTATACTGTAGGGAGTTCATATGGGACACATAGATTTATGCCTTTTTCCAATAAGTTTCCTCATATGGGACACACAGAAAGGATGAGAATACCACAGATTTGTGTGTCCCACATAGAAAATGTGTTGGGTCATTATGAACGTTTATGTGGGACACATGGAGAGGAGTTTGTTATTAGGTTACAGGACAAGATTGAAGAGGGTTTGAATAACATAGAGTGACTTGAGTAACTGAAAGGGGGAGCCTGTAAAGTGTCCCTATAGTGTAAGGACCAAACGAAACTCTCCCTCAAATGTCAATCTCCGAGTTTGCACAAATGTCT